TTTGAGATTCTAAGGTTTTAAATCTAAAATTATAAGGTTTAAACTCGCAATTAGTCGCATCGATAGAATTATCAATAGAAATGAAGATTGAGTTGAAAATATTAGTTCTACTCTTAGATAATTTTATTACATTTGCATTAACTCTTGTTACGAAATATAATCCTTCATTCGGGGGTATTCTATTCTCTACTGTTTGACCATCAGCAGATCCTGTAACAATATATCCAACATCTCCAGCAAATAAAGATGAATTTACCTTTACACCAACTTTCTTATTTCCAAATGAATCAAAAAACTCATAATTAATCTTTTGTGGTTTATAATAAACAGCATCACCAGTATAGAACCCATGATCCCCCACTGGTTTTATATTAAATTCAGATCCTACAAATGAACCACTAAATTTAACTGTTTGACTATAAACATTAAGTGGTTGAGAGTTATAAGTTGGAAGAGAAGACGACGAAACTAAAAGAGTATCATCTTTCTTATATACATTTTGTACATTAGTTACATAAAGATCTGTTTTAGGAAAAGTATTAGATTGTGCAGTTAAAATATCACGTTTAATTGTATAAGTGTCAGTAAGATCTATATTTCCCTGTCCTCTTACCACTACAGACTTAGCAGAAGTGATATTAATGATATTTGTGTTCTTTTCAGATTTATCACTAGCAATTATAACAGCAGAATCTCCAAATCTAAAACAATGATCTACACCTAAGGTTAATTCATATGTTTTATCAGAAGCATCAATTAATTCAATACTTTTTATATTATATGTTGGTGAAATATTATAAAACCAATTTTTTGCTTTATAACCAGTTTCCGATACACCTAAAGTTTTTAATTTAACAGTATCTCCCTTTGAATAATAATATGTTTTGTCTGAAAAATTAAATTCACTCAATACTGAGTTAATTCTTACAGTTACAGTTTCATCTTGATCACTAAATGATTGTCCATATGCAAAAGTATTAATTCCAATAGTTGTTGCATCCTTAATATCAACTAATACCCCAGTATTTCCTAAACCAACACCAAAAAACTGAGTTAAGGACTTAGAACGATAAGAAACAATACCCGTACTACCATCGGCATAAGGAATATACAAATCTCCACCAGTAGCGGCAAATCCCACTGTTGAATCAACATTTAAAACAGTGGTTCCAGCAGATACAGCACCGATTACCTTAGTAGTAGGTTGTACTTCAAAAGAACCATAAATTGCACCATCAACTCTAATATCTCTATTATAACCTGAGTCTATACTTAACTTATAGAAGGTCTGTCCAAAACCCACCTGGATGGGTTCTACTGCTGTTATAGGGGCATATGCTTTATTAATACTATCAGTATAAGATTGTTGAAATAGAGTAGAATTTTCGAGAGATTCAGGATTTCCGCTAATTGGTTCTACTACAAGATCATTAGTAACTCTCCACTGTGCATTGGAAGGAGTAAATAGAAAATCTTTTGGTCTTACAATTCTTACATCTTCATTATATAAAGCTTTAAATAATATTTCAAAAGATTTATCACTACCTTTACTCAGATAAAAATCTTTTGCATGTTTTATAAAAACATTTTGATCCAATTCAGAATCAAAAGTTCTATCATCTAATCCAGGAATTAATTGACGTTTTACTTTTAATAAAAACTCTTTTAAAAATAAATCACTTAAATTGGTAATTGTAGATCCTGAAACATGAGTTGCAGTCTTAGTTGTTTCAAAAACTAATGTATCAGAGGTTGCTTCAGCAGTATAGGAAGTTACTCCACTGAAACCTCTTACGCATCCTGTAAAAGATGAATCAGTTTTTCCTGTATATGTAATAATTTCATCATCAATTTTCAATAAACCATAAGATTCTGGAAACCCTTTGGTTCCAGTTGATGATTTTATTAAATCAACACTAACAGTATCATCTCCAAGATCTAATGCACTGTCTAATATAACAGAATCAGTAAGATTGGTTAATTCACTGACCTTAATATACTGATCAATATTTTCGATAAGGTCAATAGGACCACTCTGGTACTCTTGACCCTCATAATACGTTTTTAAAAATTCCGCAACTAATGGAAACTCATCCTGCACATATGCAGGGAGTTGGTTTTGAACAATGTTGCTAAACTTAACTCTATTTTGTGGCATCTTATGGTCTTACTAAGTTCCCGTTATGATAACTTGAAGTTACTGTATAATTTGAAGCGGCTGGATCTAATCCAGAAGCAATGTTGTCTACTACCATTTCAAAATTACTGTTACTAATATCTAGTTGCAAATAAAGATCCTGTAATCCAATCACGTCATTGGATTTAGGACATGCTGATAACTCAACGATAGTTTGACCATCTTTTAATTTACCAGATAGAATATTCACAGGATTTAAAGTAATAATTCCACTCTTATAATTTATAGTTCCAACATTCCTTCTAATAATAGTAGGTGATGTGGAATTGACAGAGGGAAGAGTAAAGAAGAAGATAGATCCTGTTTCTCTATTAGAATTTGGAATATCAGAGAGGTAAACATCCTGGGATATTCCACTTACTCTGAATGCTGTGGATTTAATGTTATATCCACTCATACTTTTAATATAAAATTCATTACCAAATCCAATTTGGTACTCTGCAAAACTATTTAATACTGCTCGCATATCCCGTCTTATTTGTAAAGTCGTAATATTGGATGTAACAGCAGCATCACTCTCATCAATCACTTTTAAGAATTTACTATACTTAAATCTAGCACCATATCTATTTAATTCAGTTGATTCTGCGTAACTTTCAGTATTTTGTTGAACTAAAGTAGAAACATACTCACCAGAAGGTGCTAAATTAGAATTGTAATATATTTTTGAGTCAACTTCTATATAAAGATACTTCAAATCAAGAATTTCTGGTACAATTCCTGCTACTGCATACTTTTTAAGTCTAGTTTTGATATTTTCTTTGATTAAATTAGGTAAGAAGTCACCTGTTCGTGGTTTTATACTAATAAAGACCTTTCCATACTGAGGAGGAACTAATTCTTCACCTCCAAATACAGAAATTGACTCAGTTTCAGGATAAATCTTCGCTGGAATGAGTGTTTCGTAATCATTTGCACTTACTGCTCTATTTTGAGAGGCATAAATTCGTGGAGCAAACTTTTTAATTGAATCAACAGTCTCAATACTCTCTCCACCAGTTGCTTTAAGGTCTGTACTAAGTAAAGAAACACCTGTTGTTACAGAATATGACTGAGCATTTCTAATATATGATAATCTACCAGCAAAAGTAAAATTACTGATGCCATTTGCAGCATCACCACTGGAAACTACGTACTCAACCGTAACATAATTACCCTCTTCTAGTTTTTTACCAAAAATATCATCACCAAAGAAGATTTCATATCGCTCATCCTCTATTTCTTGAAGAAAATATACCTTTGAAGAGGAATCAATGTCAAAAATACTATTTTGAGAACTATATTTAGCACCTGTTGTCTCAGATGCATTACTTCTAACAGTTACAGTCATCAAAGAAGTGTCAATTCCAGAGTTTGGAAGGATAAATTTCTGATCTGGGTTAACTGAACTACTAGTAAAGGCATTTGTTACTAATGTTCCCTCAGAAATCTTAACTTCATTAAAAGTAGCAGTTGCAGTTCCATTAGAATCAGTGAAAACTGGAACAGTAACGTCTTCTAAGATACAAAAGACATATGAATTTACTCCTGTTTGCCCCGCAGAAGACGCTACAGGACCTTTGTTTAGCGTTATAGTGGCAGGAGCAGGGGTAACACCAGTTACGTCCACAAAGAAGCTTATAGTGGCAGTAGAGGCAGTTCTAGAACGAGGTAAATATCCAATATTTCTTGCTAACGAAACTACATTTTCCCTTAAAGTAGCACTATCAATGAATACCTCATTGGTAACCATGTTAGCATTATAAGAAGTAATGTAAGTATTGTATGCTAACACATCCAAAATGGATGCTAGGTTAGATCCTTCAAAGTCATAATCCGTAAAATCAGAGTTTGACCTAAGATAATCTTTAAGTGAAGTCTTAACCTGATCAAAATCAAGGTTAGAAAAATTGACTAACGGCATCTTATCGTGTTGATTGTAAGGCGAATTGTAATTCCTGTGGAGCTACGTCTGCTCCTATAATTTCATATACAATAACAGCATCAAAAGAAGCATTATCATTATCTGGATTTACAGTTATACTCAATATCTTCACTCTTGGTTCATAATTAACAATTGAATATTCAATTTCTTCTCGAATTTGAGATGCAGTTATGTCATCTACATTCTCAAAAAGCAATTTTGATACTCTGGATCCGAAATCTGGTTCAAAAAACTTTTCACCAGGCACTGTCATGACAATATTCCTTACAGAACGAGCAATTGCATTCTCATTTTTAAGCCCAATGAGGTCATCATTCAGAGGATTGCTCTGAAAAGTCATGCTAAGGTCTTTAAAACCCCTACTTACCCGTTCTAAAGGCATAGGATTGTCTAATATTTAGAATTATAACTTATTTATTAAAGATTTTATAGAACATCTGTATCGTAATCTAGTCCTTCCCAAAACTCATCATCATTTATGTTCTCCCATAGGTCATTTTGTACCTTAGAGTCACGTTTTTTAGGGGTTTGAGTGTCGTTTGCTATCTCACGTAGCATCTTTTGGTTCTTGTTCGTCATCGTTTTGCCTTTCTTTGGTAGTTTTCCAGAAATAATTCTCCTCATTACCTAAACCATCACGGTCATGTCCATTCTCAACCTGATAATAGACGGTTGATACCTTAAAATCAGGTGTAGTAGGTGGTTCGGGGGTTAAACTGTTGTCATAGATACGCATTCTATTGTTAGGATAGAGTGCAAACTGTCCATTATCTAGTTCAAGTAGGTTATGTGACTTGTGTTCACTTGGATTTTCACTTGTAGAGTAGTCAATTGCATCTACATCTTGATGATAGTTATCTAAAGTACAAATATATGTACCTGATTGGGTTCCATAGTCTCTTGTATATATCTCAAAGTGCATAGAACCTATGAATTGCTTCTGAACTGCTACAACACCATAGTCCATACAATTCCAGAACTGTAAGTTATGCAGTTCCATATCGGGTGTTGGTTTCTCTGGTGATGATACAAAGGCACTGATTGGTAACTTATCATAGATCGCAGCATAGTCTGGTAAATATGTTTCAAAATAAAAAGCACGTCCAGGTATCGATTTTGCCGATACCCAAACGCCCTTTACATATTCACCATGACCGCTTTTATGATCTGTAAGATACTCTTTACGTACCCATACCTCATAGGAGGGTAGATTACAGATTAGTGATGGCATTTACTTTCCTTGACCTCTACTACGTTTTTTTGCTTCATTACGAGAGGAAGCGGCATATTTAGTGTGCTTCCCATTACCTTGACGAGTTTTTTTCGGTCTTGATTCAACCGTTACATCGCCTGATGCACTATACATCCTTGGCATTTAACATCCCTCCGAATCGTGTGTGATTTCAACTTTATCTTCAATGATTCTATACTTAATCGAGTCACGCCCCGATAGTTCCATTAGAATCTCCTCAGACAGATACCATAGATCTTCTGATGACTTCTCCTTCATGTGGTGGTCTACCCACTCTCTGAGAGCATCCATGATCCTTACAGAACACGAGTTTTTTCGTGACCCACACGGATACGAGGATCGCACCAGATGTCCCAACCTTCGTCAATGGCATCTAAGCAGAATGATACGTCTTCGCCGCACATGTCTTGTACTGCACCTGACTCGAACTGTTGCATCTTAGGAGCAAACCAAGGATATTCAAGTTTCTCAAATACACCGTTCTTAATTAGAACCCAACCGAAACCAGTATAGTCTACTGTGAAAGGCTTCTTTCTTTTCGAGATACTTTCGACGG